CAACATCCGCCTGAAGTATCTTTCGCCACGCGAGACGAGGCCCGGTGTGGTCGCCAAGCCATGGGGTAAGCGCACTCTGTTCCCCGGCACGTTCATGATGGGCGGCAAGTTCCCGAACCGCCACGGCGGCAAGTTCAACGGGCATGTCATGCGTCGCCTCAACACGTCGGGAACGAAGCTGACGCAGGCGCGCTCGGGCATGTTCATCCCGCGTGAGATGACCAGCGGCGCGACGGCAGGGGCATTCGAGCGGACGGCAGCGCCACTGCTCAAGCAGCGTGTCGACGCGGCATTGACCAAGTTGATGGGGTGACCCCCTCGGTTGGGTCCTTCCCCGGCTTTGCCGCCTAGCGGGTACGCGTGACTGCGGGATTTTAACCTATGCAATTTTTTGCAAGGGGACTCCGCTGCCATAGGGTTGGAATCGGAATCACATGGCGAAAAGCTATCCGCCCGACCTGATCGCGAAGGTGAGGGCCTTCGTCTCTGCGGGCAATTCTCGGCGGGAAGCTGCCCGTCATTTCGGCGTCAGCGCCAGCTTCGTCGTGAAGCTGATGCAGAAGGCGCCGGTCGAGAAGCTGACCAGGGCGAAAAAAGCTGCCGTGGCGCTAGAGGAAGCCGCGCCGGACCTCGCAACCATCGTCGTGTCCGCCTCTGACCTGGCCGAGATGTTCGGGGTATCCCGTCGCTCGGTATCGGAGTTTTCGGAGCGCGGAATCATCGACAGGGTCGGTCGGAATCGCTTTGCGCTGCAACGTTCGGTGAAGCTGTATTGCGAGCACCTGCGCGCTGTAGCGGCCGGTCGAGGCGGTGATGGGACGCAGGAACTCACGGCTGAGAGAGCCCGCCTTGCGAGAGAGCAGGCGGATGCGACAGCCCTGAAGAACGCGGTTGCTCGCCGCGACCTGGTGCAGACACACGAGGTAGAACGGGAGTGGGTGACGGTCTGCCGCAAGATCCGCAATGCCGTCCTCGCCGTCCCCTCACGTGTCCGGCAGACGTTGCCGCACCTGACCAGTTTCGATGTTGAGCAGATCAGCCGGGAACTCCGGCTGGCGCTGACGGATATCGGGAAAGATGACGGCAGCATTGCAATCGCTGAGGAAGGCGGCGTGGTCGAGCCTTCTTCCTCCCCCGAAACTCAGGCTGTCGGAGTGGATTGAATCGCACGTCTTCCTGCCGGAGGGTGTCTCGTCGCTCCCCGGTTCCGTTCGGCTCTGGCCTTTCCAGCGCGAGATCGCCGACGCTATCGGTGATCCGGCCATCGAGCGGGTGACGCTGGTCAAGCCGGTTCGTGTCGGCTTCACGACGATGCTGACCGGCGCGCTCGCGAGCTACTGCTCAAACGATCCCGCGCCGATCCTGGCGCTGTTGCCGACCGAGGCGGACTGCCGTGATTACATGGTTTCCGACGTCGAACCGATCTTCGGAGCATCGCCGGTCCTGAATAATCTCTTGTCCGGCGACCTGGAGGAGGGCGGTCGCAACACGATCCTGTCTCGACGGTTTCCGGGCGGCTCGCTGAAGGTGGTGGCTGCGAAGGCGCCGAGGAACCTTCGACGCCACAATGTCCGTGTGCTGTTCATCGACGAGGCGGACGGCATGGAGGCGACGGCGGAAGGTTCGCCGATCCTCCTGGCTGAACGCCGAACGCTGTCCTTCGCCGATCGCAAGATCGTCATGGGCTCGACGCCTGTCTTCGAAGAAACCAGCCATGTCCTGCGCGCCTATGCGCAATCGGACGGCAGGATTTTTGAGGTTCCTTGTCCGGAGTGCGGTGATTTCCACGAGATCGCGTGGAAGGACATCCATTGGAAAGAGGGGGAGCCGGAGCGCGCGCATTGGTGCTGCCCAGGGTGCGGCTCAGTGGTCGAAGAGCGCCGCAAGCCCGCGATGGTCGCGGCCGGTCGCTGGCGGGCGACACGCCCGGACATCAAGGGCCATGCCGGGTTTCGGCTGAACGCCCTGGTCTCGTTGTTGCCGAATGCCTCGTGGGGGCGGCTGGCCCGGGAGTTCCTTACGGTCAAGAACGACCCGTCGACGTTGCAGACATTCGTCAACACCATCCTTGCACAAGGATGGCGCGAGGAAGGCGAGGAACTCGACGACGCGGAACTGTCGACCCGCGCCGAACCGTTCGGGCTTGTCGCAAACGAGAAGACAGGCTGCACCGGCATCCCAGCCGAGGTGAAGGTGATCACCGCCGGCGTCGACGTACAACGCAAGGATCGGCTCGAAGTCACCTTCGTCGGATGGGACGAAGACGGCAACGCCTATGTGCTCGGCCACACCATCGTGTGGGGCATGTGGGATGACGACACGACTTGGGCGGAACTCGACACGGTTCTGACGACCAGGTGGGATCATCCGCTCGGTGGTAAGATCGGCATCGACGCCACCTGCATCGACAGTTCGGACGGCGTTACGATGGAGACGGTCTATCGCTATGCCTTCCCGCGCTTTCGCCGGAAGGTGCTGGCGATCAAGGGCGACGAGGGCAAGCGTCCTTGGATCAAGATGTCGAGCGCCAAGGTCAAGGGCGGGCATCTGTTCATCGTCGGCGTCGACGGCATCAAGGGCGCGATCATCTCGCGCCTGCAGCGCAGCAACATGATCCGGTTCTCGAAGAACCTGCCGGCCGACTGGTACGAGCAGCTTGCGAGCGAGCGGGTGATCGTCCGCTACAACCGGGGCCAGCCGCAGCGGCGCTTCGAGCGGATCAAGGGGCGGCGGGCCGAGGCGCTGGACTGCACGGTCTATGCCTTCGCCGCCCGACAGGTGGTCAACGTCAACTGGACGCAGCGTGCCGGAGAGCTGGCGACGCCGGCCGAAACGGTGCCCGTACCGTCGGCGCCGAGAATAGCGAAATCGGAGTGGCTCTAGATGGCCGACCTTGATGACCAGATCGCCGCTCTGTCCGATGCCATCGCGCAGGGGGCGAAGCGTGTCGTGTTCCACTCCGGCGGCACTCGCCGCGAGGTGGAATATCACTCGCTGAAGGACATGCGGGACGCGCTGGCCGCGCTTGAAGCGAAGAAGGCGGGCGGCTCGCGGATCGTGCTGGCGGCGTTCTGATGGCGAAGGTCAATTTCATCGATCGCGCGATCGGCTGGGTGTCGCCTAGCTCCGGCTTGCGCCGCGTTCGCCAGCGCGCCGCCATGGAATTGCTGACGCGCGATTATGACGGCGCGGATCGCGGCCGGCTCAAGTCGTCGTGGAAGACGCGGTCCACGTCGGCGGATGCCGAGATCGCCAAGGCTGGTCGCATCCTACGCGACCGCATGCGCGACCTGGTCCGCAACAATCCGCACGCCGCCAACGCGATCGCGGTTCTGGTCACGCATGCGATCGGCGACGGCATCGTGCCGCGCGCCAAAGACCCTAAGGTCAACGCGCTGTTCGCCGAGTGGATCAAAGTCTGCGACGCCGACGGGCAACTCGACTTCTACGGTATTCTCGCGCTCGCCGCGCGCGGCATGTTCGAATCCGGCGACGGGCTTGTCCGCCGTCGCCGTCGTCGCGCCGAAGATGGCTTGCCGGTCCCGCTTCAGTTGCAGGTGCTCGAAACCGACCTGATCGACAGCACCAAGGAAGGAACGCTGTCCGGCGGCGGCGTCGTCATTCAGGGGATCGAGTTCGACGCGATCCGGCGTCGCCGTGCCTACTGGATGTTCGGATCGCATCCCGGCAACTCGTTTTTCGATCCGCTCATGTCGATCGTGTCGAAGCCGGTCCCGGCCGAAGACATCGCGCATGTGTTCGAGAAGCAGCGGACACAGGTGCGAGGCGCACCGTGGGGCGCTCCTGTCATCGCCGATCTGCATGATCTGGCAAGCTATGAGCAGGCCGAGCTTGTGCGGAAGAAGCTGGAATCGTGCCTCGTCGGCGTGATGACCGGCGGTGATATCGACGATCCGATCGGCATGCCCATGAACGGGCAGGACGGAAAGCCGCTGCCGGCCGGCATCTACAACGCCCAGGGTGAGCGGGTGGAGAAGTTCGCACCGGGCATGTTCTACAACGCTGTCGGAGGCAAGGATATCGAGTTCAGCCAGCCGGCCGCGACCGGCAGCTATGACGCCTACAAGACCGCCATGCTGCACACGATCGCCGCTGGCTTCCGGGTGCCGCATGCGCTGCTGACCGGCAATCTGCGCGGCGTGAACTATTCGTCGAGCAAGATCGGCATCGAGGCGTTCAAGCGGACAATCAGCGCGCTGCAATGGCAGGTGATCATCCCGATGCTGTGCGAGCCGATCTGGCGCTGGTTTCTGGAGGCGGCCTATCTCGCAGGCAAGATCGACCACATGAACCATCCGGCTGAGTGGTCGCCGCCGCGCATGTATTCGGCCGATCCCGGCCGCGACGTGAATGCCAAGCTGGCCGAGGTTCGTGCCGGTTTCCGTTCGCTGTCCTCGGCCATCGCCGAGACCGGCTACAACCCCGACGACGTGCTGGACGAGATCGAGGCCGACAACAAGAAGCTCGATGACAAAGGAATCGTGCTCGACAGCGACCCGCGCCGGATCTCGCAGGCGGGGCAGACACAGAAGCAACCAGCCGACGACAACAAGGATGATCGCAATGATCCGGACGCGTAAGCTTCCAGCCGAACTGCCTTTGCAGTCGCGCCTTCAGACGATAGTAGAGGGCACGATCGATGCGGCAGCGCGGACCGTCACCCTCGTTTTTACCGCTGGCGCGACGGTGCGCCGTCGCCGCTATGTGGGCTGGGACACCGTCATTCCGTTCGACGAAACCCTTGTCGTCAGCCGGGCGGCCGTCAATCTTGAGCGGCTCAATGCCGGTGCGCCGGTTCTGGAGAGTCATTCGTCATGGTCGACGTTCAGTCAGTTGGCTGTCGTCGAAAGGGCATGGATCGACGGCAAGGAAGGCAAGGCGACGGTGCGCTTCCCGGTGGCCGGCATCGACGAGCGCGCTGATCGGATGTTCGGCATGGTCGCCGACCGGATCATCAAAAATGTTTCGGTCGGCTACTCGATCGACAAGCTTCGCATCGTCGAGCCGGAGAAAAAGGGCCAGGTCGAGCATCATATCGCCGAGCGCTGGACGCCGTTCGAAATTTCCTTCGTGACGATTCCTGCCGATCCGGATGCCGGTGTGCGCGGCGCGGCTGATGGCGCGACATATCCTGTCGAGATCGACGGGCTGTCCGCAGCAGCGGGCGCCGTCGCTGCCCGGATGCGCATGCGCGCCAGAGCACTGAATCTCAACATCTAGTCTCAATCCCGAATTCGGCTGGGCATTTAATGCCCTCCGGAACCGCCTCCTGGCGGAACGACACCGCTCGCACCGTGAGCGCCAACACCGAAAGGAAACACTATGCGCACTTTGAAATGGTTGCGGGCGCAGCTGGCGAAGCTGAATACCCGCGCGGCTGACAAGATCGCCGAGATCGAAGATGGGATGGAGCCCGATGCGGTCCGTGCCATCGAGCAGGAACATCAAGGCATTCTCGACGAGATCGCCCAGATCAAGGATGAGCTCGCCGAGCGCGAGGCCGAGGAAGGCCGCGAAACTCGCAACCAACCCGTCGATCCGAGCGAAGCGGCACAGCAGGCCGTCCGCGCCGAGCGCGAGCGCGTGTCGACCATCACAGACTTGGCCCGCCGCGCCCACGCTATCGACCTCGGCGACGAGCATATCCGTGCCGGCACCGGTGTCGAT